CTAATAGAGTTCTTTTCATTATAAATTAACAAATTTACCAGTTATAATAACTTCATCGGTAGGTGTTACATCGAATGCCAAATTATCAGGTAAAAAATTCAATGTAAATGTTGTTAATGAAACACCTATTGTAAAATGGGATGTTTGATAATACCTAACACCGTTTATATAAACTTTTATATCATAAGTTAATCCTGCTGCAGATATTCCACCGGTTACAACGGATGCCAATTGCTCCGGTGTTCTTATTAGTTTTATATCTGTAAAAGTTATAGTATTATTTACAGTTGGTATTGCTATTCTACTATTATTAAGTGAAAGAAAATCTATTAAATCTTTATTATCGTAGTATGGTGATGGTGTTGTTAGTAATCCTTCCAATCTACCATTTGCAGTTACATCCGTTTCTGTTGATACAACTACTTTTTTAATAGACATTGATTTTTTAGTAGTTGCTTCTCCATCAAATGTTTCTGGCAATAAATATGCTTTTACGTTTAGTGAAAATTCTACTCTGTTTATTCTTTCAGTTCCTTCTCCTACCTCATTTACAATGTTATATTCACCAACTTCCGTTCTAAATTTAAAAGTATCTTTATCCCCCCAATATTGTCCTGTGTAATTTAATTGCTCTACAACTGTATTTAGGTGTTCTGTGTAAGATGTCCAACACATACAATCGTAGTTTAATTCTACATATTCTGGCATCTTTATATTGTAGATTTCATATTTAGGTTGTGTGTTTTTACCTAATAATGTGAATCTATCGTATTTGTTATCTTTTGAATACTTTGTAATACCAGAGTATGATGTTTCTCTTCTAATCATAGGCATTGTATCATCCTTTGAAATAGAAGTTCTTCTTATCATTAAAATTGGTAATTGTATTTGACCTTTATTATCTCTGAATATACCATCTCTTCTTGCACCTTTCCATCTTTCAGAATTACCATATATTACAGGTATTTTTAATGCAGTTCCGTTATTATCCAAAGTTGGTAAAACAGTATCTTCTAAATAAGACATCATTGCATAATCTATATCAAAAAGAGAGATACTTTGTTTTAAGTCTCCCTTTTCAGATTTAATTTGATTTGCTCTGTTTAAGTTTGGTCGTTGTGGATTTGTAGACATATTAGTTTATTCTTTCTTCTATATTCAAGTCTGATTTTCTTACCATAAATGTAGAACAAACAATACTGAAATTGTTTTGAGTTTGTCCACCTACAAATTGTGTTTCGGATGTATTATCTATTTGGTAATAAGATTCATCAAAGTATATAACATCACCTGTTTCTGGATATGCACTTTTTTCTTCACAAGCCCATCTATCTAATCTGAATTCAATAGTTTGACCTGTATCTGCACCAAAACCTTCGTAATTGATTGTAGATGGGTCTTTATTTATTAAAGCATACATTTCAACACCAGTATGCCAAGTTTTATTTAATGCTTCCCCATAGATATTCACCTTTGTATCATCTAAGTTTATCTTAAACAATACAATTGTATTTTGTATTACATCATCAACTAATTCTCTGGCGATACTTTTGAATAAATCAATATCTCTACCTACTAAAAACTTTGGCATATTATCCTACATATATTTTTAACGGAACTTTTTGTAACATCTGTTGTTGATGGTCTGCTTCATGTGCTTTATTTTCCATCACATTTTTTCTACTCATTTCTTCCAAGTTTTCTCTCAATTGTTGCACCAAGTAATCCTTTTCTACCTGTGCTTCTGCCCTCAATGCTGCCCCATCTAAGGATACTTCTGCATCGGGTATAGGTATTGAACTATACTTCTCTCTTATTGCCCCTAGTAACTCCTTAGAAAGAGCCAAAGTGTACTTTCTAATCCATTGTTTGCCTACATCATTTATATTTCTATATTGAATAAAATCGTATGGAATATCTGAATAATCTGAAAGTGAATCTGCTTGAATTATTTGAGAATCATGTTCAAATTCATCTCTACTCATATACTCAAAATAAACTCTACTAACAGTTCCAGTAGTTGGTATAGGGAATATTTCTAATTTATTATCTACTATATTAAAACTATGAGCAGATTTACGAATGTGGTCATTAAATTCAATTTGTTGCATTCTCAAAACATCTTCGTATAAAGGCATCATTAAGAATTGTGCAGCAGGTGAAAAGTTACCAAATCCTAACTCACTCATTAAATTCAATGTACCTTGTGCACCAACTGAATATGGGTCAAAAAATCTTGCAATTGCAGGAGTTGCTTCGTGATAAACTCTTGTTACATCTACTGTTGAACTGCCTGTGAATAACGTTGCAAAGGATGAGGATGATTCCACATCAATAGATGCACTCATTATATTATATATTTGTTGTCCAGGTGTTAAATTGATATATGCTTTTTTAATTGCAGTCGAACCTCCAACACCTGCCAATGTTCCGTATTGTTGTGATTGACGGATTGTGGTTGGTAAATATGAACCTTCAACAAGCGTTTGTGAATAGTTTGAAATTTTACCCTTTGGTTGTCCTCTTAAAATATCAAGGTTATTACGAAGATTGAATTGATTTACTTGTGCAGAATACTCTGAAACCGATTCTTCAAAACAAGCCCAAATTTGTGGATTATCCAATTCAATATTAACAATTGGCCAACCCAATCGTTTTGCTACCCACACGGAAGTTTTAGGAGCATCTGTTCTAAAATCGGCATCTGCATCGTATAATCCAAATGGAGTTGCTTCTGCTAATACTACCGATGCTGAAAATGATGCTGCGGTGGAACCCGACCAATAAATGTTTTGAGACATAATGAAAATTTATAGTTTTACTACTATAAATATAAGAATAAAAAAAGAAGTGTTATCCTATTTGTGTCAATGTTGCAATTACCGATGGGATTGCAGGTCTATCTGGTGTAGTTTGTGTTCCTTGTGAATGTAATTGACCCGTAGATGCATTAGAACTCCACATCAATTCAACATAATCATTCGCTTTGATTGGCATCATGAAGTTCCAAGCTGCAACGTTTCTACCCAATTGACCTGCTGATTTATTTACATCAATTTGAGTATTTGAGTTTGCAACATTACTACCAGTATATGCTAACCATATATCAAACGCAATGTTTGTATTTGCCGTATTTGATAATTGTGATGAAAATTGTAAATTGTATATACCAGTATTTAAAACTTTAATTCTACTACCACTTTCAATTAAGACATTATGCGCAAAATCAGTTGTATTTAACTTCATAGCATATGCCGTATTTGATGAACCACTCTGTGTAGTTGTATCACTAAATTGTCCGTAATTAAACAATTTATTTCCTGCTAAATAAAACTCCGAACCACTTGCTACATTTACGTTTCCTTTAATATCCAATGAACCGGTGATTACTTGCGAACCACTTGTAAACATTGAACCCGTCATTGTAATTGTGTGGTTGTGGAAATTAGTTGAACCACTTACATCTATATTACCATATAATTGAGTATTACCTAATAGAGTATTATTTCCAATTTGAGTTGTTGAACCACTTACTAAAAATGAACCCGTAATAGTTGAGTTTCCAATAGTATTTAATGAACCAGTAATTCTAACTGAACCTGTGAATGTATGGATATCACCACTATCTAATCCAAAATTAGTAGATGCAGTAAAATGGTTTACCGATGATGTTGTTACTATAAATTGGTTTGCAAATATATCACCAGCAATCGTAAGATTACCCATTACAATTTGCCCACCCACAAATATGTTTGAACCCGTTGTTGCAAGTTGTCCTGCTGAAGCATAACCCAAATACCCATCTTCTTGCTTTACTATAAATTCATCATTGGGTTCTAATGTATATAATTTGGTGTATTCTTTGGCTTTTTCGTATGCAGTGTATTCTTTTGACATCTTTGTGTGGATTTATTTAGTATAAATATGAAAATGAAATAATAGACATAAAAAAAGGGAAGGTATTTCTACCCTCCCTTTTAATAAATAAATCAGTTATGATTATAGAGTCTCTAAACCATCAACTAAGATTTTACCGTAGAATTCTGGTCTTACGATTTTCTTAGCGTAACGAGTCATAACACCTCTACGCGGAGTAAAGTTAGTTGGGTCGTACACTAATGGAGTCATAATCAACGGTACATATGGAGCATAAACTGCACCTGTCTCGAAGAAGTTAGAACCTT